GCCGGAGTAGGCACTCACAGGTTTCCCTGTGAGCCAGAACCCAGCTGGTTACCCAAGCTGGTACTCCTGGACTAGGTGCCCTAACCGTGGCTACCCTATCCCTGGTAAACCCCAACCTCTCCAGCGACGTCTAGTTTCGCCGGAGACCTCCAGGCCATAAAAACCTGGAGTGGGAGACCAAGGATCGGGTAGGAAACCTCCACTGGTCGAGAAGAAGATATTTAGCTTCCTCTCAAGGTCCAATGTGGTTGACTTGTATAAAGGGGGGTTTGACCCCCACGGTCTTGATGACCGTCCAACCTTATTGCTGAACTTAGAGGCCCACATCCTAATGGATGGGGCGTGGTTTTCCCTAAGTTCAGGGGGGGCTCTAAAATAGAACTCCACCGACCTTAACCTGGATACTGCTTTTCGGTAACCGTCGGATACGGTTAACCGAGGCGTTGCATCCTGGTTTAATGCACATGTGCTGAGTAGTTCTAAGCCCTCTTCCTTCCATTTGGAAGAAGTGGACAGTAGATCTCTCAACCAGCCTCTGGCTGCCCCGTCCAGCAATGATTCATTACTGGATCCGGAGGGACCGAGGCCAGTACCTATTATAAGCTCTTCCATTGGAAGTTGCGATAAATAGGTCAGCCATTGTGCATGATACACCGAAGACCGTGGCGGGGCTATTGGAAGTCCAATACCCCCCCACGACTCCGGTGCTCCCACTGGTAGACCCATTCTTTGTGCTAACGCCCAATTATAATAATAGGGCGAAAGCTTCCAAAAGAATTTCGGGACCTTTTTGTTAGGTCTCGTTGGGTCTCTCCCAAAGGCAGCAACTTGGGTTGCCCAAGTTACATGACCTTTGGAACCACCAGGGGGTGCAACCAGTACTGATAGGGGCCAGATAGGGACTTCATAGCCACTTTCTGAAGGGATCTCTGCAATGAGAGCCCTGGTAGGGTGTGTAAAAGATTTTTTCACAGACACTACCGCCCCTAGCTCGGACAATTTGGTATGGAATAAAACACGTCTGGCATTTGGCCAGCGTGGTATCCTACCATCATCCCCGACGCCTTCAAGTACTGCTTGACTTCGTTTTAACCCTTTGTGCCTGCGGCGAGACTCTTTTAAAGAGTAGGGGTGTTCTTTTAACACCTCTTCCGCAGCACATAATGTAACCAACATTAACGGGGGGAAAGATGTGGGATCTCCCATCATCTGCCCCGTACGGGTTAAAACGCCTTCACAGGTGTTGAGATACCTCAGCCAGTTATTCCAATCATTGATTATAATACTGGCATGACCGTACTCAACGTCCCCACGGACGAAAGGT